CACTGTTATGAGTCCTAGAAGCCCTTGGAAGATCAGAGATAAGATTACTGCTGTCAATACTGCCTTATATGATGCTAATGGTGATAGGAGAACGCTTATACATCCTCGTTGTAAAGAATTGATAAAAGCACTTAGGACGTTAACTTATGCACCTAATACTGGTTTACCTAATAAGAACTTGGGTGTAGACCATGCGTTTGATGCTTTTGGTTATCTTTGTCTACAGCAGTTTAATTTGGCGAAACCTGAGACATTAGGGCAGAC